TAGTTCGTCCTCTATATAAGGAAGTAAAGTTTCATCTACCTGATTGATATCTCTTGCATAAAATAAATCATTTACTAATTTACTTGGAGAACCGTCACTATCTTCAAAGTGAAAATATTCTTTTAAAAACGAGACAAGTTTTGGATACTCACTTTTAAAGTGTTCTGGTAAAACTTTTTCAACATCACGACCCGTAGCAAACGCAAGTTCTCTACGGTTATCGTCTCTTAGAGTATCGTCTACTTTATGTCCCATATTAGTTTATTACACTCGTATCTACTTCAACTGCTTGTGTTGTTGACCTTGTACTATCAAATTCGACAACGGTTTCTCTTAATGGTGTGACAAAAGACTCATTTGCAGGCACTACACTCAACTTAATAAAAGTATCCCCTGAGTTAATTGAGTCTACTTGTAATCCAGTTAGAGTCACGGTATCTCCACTAAAAGAACCAACATTATCTACAATCACCGATTGTGTTGTGTTTGAAAATACTTCAATTGTTGTAGAACCTAAACGGTTTCTTAAAATACAACTATTGTTATTAAAAGTAAACGCAGAAGACTCTATAATTCTATTTACATCATCTGCAGTTGCAATTGTAGTTGGATATTTTAAACTATGATTTTCTACTGCAGTAAGAGTCGGAGTAAATCTTTGTTGTACTTTTACACTCATTCGAGAAGATAATACTGCGGGACTTACTTCATCAACCAAAGTAAGTACGTTAGACCTTCTAAATGATTGTTTAAATTTACCAGTGTTGTCAGTAAAGTATTTTGAAATTACATTTGATATTGATGACTTAATTGAGTTTTCAGTTAAACTGGTTAAATTAGGGTTGAATTGAAAAAATGTAGTAGTTTCAATAAAAGTCTTAACTGGGTCAATAAACTTAATATCAAAAGATGCAACAGATAAATCTTTGAGTAAATTTACAATTGCGTCTTTGGTTTCTTGTTTTGTTGTTGGGCCAGTCAAGGTATCGTTTTCAATTGCGTCAGTAAATAATAGTGATAAGAATACTACACCAAATTCTGGTTCAAGTGCATCTTCTCCACCAAAAGATGTAATATCTTTTAGTAAAGAACTAAAGTTTCTTTGTGTTAGGGTTGCATAATCTTCTGCAGTCACAGCTCTGTTTTGAGTTGCATACTGAAACGGTGCAGTAGTTCTGATAGACTCTACAGTTTCTTTTGGAGCACCACCCGCAGAATTAGATACTGTTGTGACCGATGCGGTGTATCCAACACCATTTACTTGTACTTGACTTTGTGGTGCGAATATCTTTGCACCATTAGCATCTGCACCTTTTACTGATAGATAGTCAACTGTGACCTTATTTCCCGCAACTGGTGATATACCTAAAGTAGTCTTGTTTCCAAAACTAAGTTCAAAGTTTCCGTTAGGACTTTCTTTAAGTATATAAATTCTTGATAGTTCTGATAAACTAGTTGCTTTTCTTAAATCAGTAAAGGTAGAAAAGTTTACTCCACTTGCAGTCTCAAAGTTCTTAACAACTGCAGTATCAATATCCATATTTTCATCTGGAATAATGTATGCAAAGTTTTCGGTTTGACCAGTAATTAAAAATGTTTTAGTCTTTGCAGTTCCTTCAAATACTTTAATGTTTTCACTACCGTCTGCAGTTTGAAACTTATATCCACCAGAACCGTCATCGGTTGCAGATATTTCTTCTTGAGTCTGGAATACATATGAGATGTCATCTACAGTTGCATTAAATTTATATCCACTTGCAATTGTGACTTTATTTGGTCTACCAGAAACCCCCGCAAGACTGATTGACATATTAATAACTCCTTGAGAAGAGTTCATTGAGTCTGGTATATAACCAATACCTTCTGCAAGTGAAACAATAGAACTTCTTAACTGAGCACTTCCAAGATAAGACTCATTCAATGCAAAGTTAGCAATTAGTCCATTGTAATGTGTGTTGTACGCAAGAACATCTAGTATGTTAGAAAGACCAGATGCTTCAAAGTTATAGTCCGAAAATTCATCTTGTTGTGCAAGAAATGTTTTTAAATTACTTTTAATAGATTGAAAATCTAATGCGGTTGATTTAATTGTTGTTGTTCCCATGTTATCTTACCCTTTCGATTACTGTAGA